TTTGGTGGAGGACCAAATCGTTTGCCACCAGATAAGCCACCTTGGCTAAATTCAAAATTAAATTTTTGAGGCTGAAAAGTTTTAGGCTTTGCAGGATCAGCTGCAGCTTTTGGTTTTACGCATGGAGGTAGGGTTCCATCAGGACATAGCTGAGGACCACTATCATCTCTTTGTTTTAACTCTATTTTTTTAGGTTTTGCTTCAGTGATAAAAGCTTTACCCTCTTTTGTATTTGGTTTTAAAGTTCTTTTTGTTGGATCAGGGTTGTACTGATTACCTCTATAAAATTCTCTATACAATCCTTCTTTTCTTGCAAATTTTTGTCTATCTTTATAGGCTTTTTTTTGAGCTACACTTGCTGCTATACCACCTCCTGGAATGATTGCTCCAGCAATGGCATTTAATAAAATATTTTGTTTAAATGGTGCATCTCTTTCATCACCTGGTTTTGCGCTTTTTGGTGGTACAAATCCTTTTTTTGGTACTGGTCCTCTATCTGCACCTCTAAATGCATTTCTGTTAGCTGTTGTAGATGCCGCTGCTGCTTTTGCTGTCGCTGTTGGTTGATCATATTCTCTACCCTCAATTCCTCCGACTCTAAATTTTTTAATTTTTCTTCTCACGTGCTTGCTCCTCTTGTAACTTTAATCTACCACGTTGTATTTCCTCTTGTAAAGATAACTTATCCTCTGCTATTGTTTGCTGAGCTTCATATCTTCCCTCTTCAACTGACAATCGCTCTGCAGTTTCTTGTGCTTTTCTAGCTATATCTTGTGCTTTCAAATCTAATTCTCTTTGTTTTAATTGTACTAACGGATCTTGGTTCATCATTCCTAAAAACTCTGCTTCTTGTTGTACTAATTCATTAGTTAAAACAACTATTCTTTCAGCAACCGCTGAATCATATTGTAAAGCAAAAGCTTCTGGATTTGTTTGTTGTAATTGTACCATATTAGGATCTTGTAAGAATTGTTGCATCACTTCGTTTTTAGCTTTTAAACTTACGTGTTCAGATATATGTCCTTGCAATAAAGCATACACAGATGGATTTGATTGAACCATTCTAGTTCTAATAAATGACATGTGTGCAGAAATATGTGCATCATGGTTTTGTTGTGGAAATGCTTTTGGTAATTGCATTTGTAAAGCTGCTGTGTTTTCTGAAGCTGGGTCTATCGGTTGTGGTGGTTCAGGCTCTGCCTGTAATAAGGCATCAATATTTCTAACCCCTAACGCTTCATACATTCTTCTGTAAGCTTCGTACATATTATGAATCTGAGGATTAGCCTGAGCTAATTGTAATTCTGTTTGTGCAAGAGTCACTCTTTGTGACATTGAAAATATGTTTGGATCTGCAACTGGTATAATATCTACACGTTCATCAAAGTCTGTAAACTTAATAAATCTATTACCACCAACAACAGCATATGGATATTCTGGTGGTAGATACTCACCAAATAATCTAGACATGATTTTAAATTCTTCTTTCATTGAGTAATAACATCTTTTGTGGATAGCAGACATTACTCTTGAACCACGTTCTAATAATGCAACTGTTGTACCAACTGCTGCTTGTTGATTACCATCACCAACTTGTAAGTCAGCGATTGCAGCGAATCTTCGACCTGCGTCCACACAAAAACCTAATAATTGAAACAATGTCGAACTTGGTTCTTTGAATGGTAATAACTGAAACTGATCTCTTATGTTACCTCCAGGAGCGTCTACATCTCTAAACTCACCTGGTTGTAATGGCTCGGCATCATCTCTAACTCTCATACCTCTAGATTTAAATCCAGCTGGTAAGTTGGCTAAAGTACCTGCATCTAATAATTGTCTTAATGCACCAGTTGCTGCTTTTGATAATCCACCAATCATGTGTATTAAACCAAAACCATAGAACCCTAATCCAGGTAAAAACTTATAATGAACAAAGTAAGGTATTCTTCTTTTCATTGGATCGTTCTCTTTGTAGTTTCTATAAATACTTAAAATAGTTGTGCTATCTTCATCCATAGTAACTATGTAAGGAACTTTAACACCATCTTCACTTTCATAACCTGGTAAATCTAAATCAACGTGCATCTCAACAAAGTTATAAAGATCCTGATATTTTTGTGGTTTGACACCTTCTAACTCTTGGTATTTTTTTTCTGCAACCCCTTCTTTAAAAAACGGTTCTGGTAATTCTACATCTCTGTAAAAACCAGATGCAACTCTTTTTGCAATTGTATTTTTAGTTACTCTTTGTACTTCTGAAATTCTTTCTGCTTCATATAGATCTGATGCATTGTATGGTACAACTAAATCTTCAGCATGAATAAATTTTGCTTTGCATCTTTGCACTGTTGGGTCGTAAAATATTTTTTTAAATGTAGATCCTGCAAGCGGTAAGAAGAATAACATTTGATCCATCTCAGGTGTATACTCTTCCATGACATCAGTGATCTGATAGTTCATGTAATCTTTAACTCTATTAGCTTGTTTGATTGTGTCAGCAGTTTCTTTTCCAACAACCTGACATCTTACAGGTCCATCACTTGGTAATAATTCTTTAAATGCTTGTGCTTGAAACTGCGTTGCAGCTTCAGCTAATATTGGATGTGTTACACCAGAAGCTCCTGCAAATGGTCTTGTGACTTCTTGATATTTAAATCCTAATAAATCTAAACCTTTAGTATAAGTTTCAATATATGATTTTCTAGCTAATGAATCTTCTTTAAAGTCTGCTAATAGTTTAACACCCAGTTCTTTTAGTTCCCCTTCGTCCATGAACTCAGCGAGATTAGCATAAAAGTTTTCTTGAGGTGCTTCAGGTGGTTGATCACCCACAAGAGCATTACCCTCTTCATCTTCTATAACATCTATGTTTTCATTAACAGTTAAATCTTCAGGACTCTGAATCTCAAGATCTTCTTGTTCCTGAACTTCAACTAGGTCTTCTCTAGACATTAGTTACCTTTCTTAAATGCTTTACCTATACCACGAATTGCAATACCGATTCCACGTTTATCTTTAATTGGTTTTGGTTTTAAAACTTTACCTTTAAATGTAGGCTTAGGTCTGATGACTCCACCAGCTCTTTTGCCAAATGTCTTTTGTAATCTTTCTAATTGTTCTTTCATTTTTTTTGGTAATGGACTATCCATTATTTCTTTTGTTTTTTTTCTACCTTCAGGTGATTTTAAATATTTTATACCTTTTTTTCCTAAAACTTTTCCAACCGTACGTATTACTCCACCTACGGCTACACCAGTCACACCCTTAAACACTTTACGCATTTGAGGGACCTGCCTTGCTACTCTGGCTCTTGCCATTGGATTAGCCTTTTTAGGTTTTTTAGCTGCTTGTATGTGTTGTCTAGGTGTAATTCTCATAATTAAAATATAGGTGCAAAATACTCTCTTTTTGGCTCGATTGCAACCAAACCTCCTGTTTTGTAAGATCTCATCTTTTTCTTTCTAAGCATTTTTGCTGCATTGTCAGGTATTTCCATAACAATTGATGTGAACATTTCTTCAACCTCAGCAGTGTCATCAGTAATATTTCTAGGTGTAAGCCTATCACTAGCAGATCTATTACTATTTAATTTTTGTAAAATATAATCTCTGTTTGTTTTTTTCTTAAACCCAGCCATGATAGTGCCGTTAGGATTTACAATTACATAAGGACCACCTTTTTTAAAACTAGTAGAATATATTTTTTGTTTTGAGATTGGTAATTTTAATCCATAATCTTGTTCTATTTCTTTTGCTATTTTTTTCATTGTCTCAATGTAAACAGCATCTCCAGCTTTCTTTTTTGTTTTAGGACCCGGCAGCTGATCTTTATCAAAAGCTTTTGTCTTTAAACCTTTTTCATCTCCATAATAAAGATAGTGACCTTGGTCTTGTGTGTGGTGAGTTTTTTTACCTTTGTAAGTTGTTACAGGCAAAATAGAGATACCTTTCTTACCAGTTCTTATTGCATCATCTATCATCTGCCTTATAGCAAGTTTATAATACTGATTTAAGTAAGGGGTATAATCTGGTCTATTTACGTCATCTTTTAAAATTCTTTGTAAAGCTTTCATACCTTGATCATCCATCAATTCTGATTTTTGAAAATATTTTCTTAATGTTGCTTTATCATCATTTAGTTGTTGAAGTTGTTTTACCTCTGATTCAGATAAACTTACTCTTTGAGATTTTTTTATCAAAGGAGTTTGAGCTTCGGACAAATCTTTAATTCTTTTACGAATAACAGATTCAATTAAATTTTTACTATAAGGATTGTTCATCATCTTTCTTAAAGCACCTTTACCCTCACCAAACAACTCTTGTATCGGATCTGACTGAATTTCCTCTGCAAATAAAATAGGATCACCCTTTTGATTATATCTTGTTTTCTGTAGTGTAAACACAACAGGTT